TGACAATGCGTATTCTTTACAAATATATTGGTGGCTTGCGGCTGGTTCTAACTATACGGACGGCACTTTGGCAACCTCTTGGGCCGCTTTTAATGATGGTAATGCGGCTACTGGACAAGTAAACGCTGTAAACAGTGCAAGTAACAACTTCTACCTGACAGGCGTCCAGTTTGAAATCGGAGAGGTAGCTACGCCGTTTGAGCATGAGGACATAGGAACTACCTTTCAAAAATGCCAACGCTACTATCTTAGGCTTTTATCAGATACAGCGTATGATGCTTACGGTTCGGGCTTCTTTTACGCGGCTGCTCAATTTTATGCAACTATGTGGTTTCCCACACGATTAAGGGCAACTCCTTCTTTAGTTGCCAATGGAAGTTTTGCTGTTATGAATAACTCAACGCATAGTGCCGTTGATTCTTTAGCATACAATAGAATTTTGCATGACGGTTTGTGTATGCAGACTTACTCAGATATGTCTACTAATCAGGGCACAGTAGGTCATGGTGGTATGCTACGAAACAATAATGACGCTGATGCCTACATTGAGATTAAAGCGGAGTTGTAGATGAAAATAGAAAACGCAAAATATCATGCTCTAGACGGCAACAAAGATTTACCAAATACCTCAATAACTTGCACAATAGATGGTATAGTTCATTCCGTTCCAATCGCAGAAGATAATTCAGACTATATAGAAATTAAAAAGCAAGTAGACGCTGGTACACTGACTATTGCAGATGCTGATTAAGAACTTCTCCTTCTTATAAATACTATTATAAATAATAAAGAGGAGATAATCAGTTGGCAATACCTAGTTCAAAAGCAACCTTAAAAACATATTGTCTTAGAGCTTTAGGTTTTGGTGTTATTGATATCAACGTATCAGATGATCAAGTAGATGATCGTCTGGATGAAGCACTACAATACTTTGCACAATATCACTATGATGGTATTGAAAAGATGTATCTAAAGTATCAAATTACCGCAGCAGATAGAACAAGAGCTGCAACTAATACAACTACAACTGCAACAGATTCAGTAGATAGTTCTATTACAGCATCCTTTGGTGAAGGTAATGGTTTTATTCCCATGCCTCAGGCAGTCGTATCAGTTCTAAATATTTTTCCATTCTCTGATAAAACAACAAACAATATGTTTGATATTCGGTATCAACTTAGACTGAATGATTTGTACGATTTTAGTTCTACATCAATCATTCACTACGATATGACAATGAAACATTTAGATATGTTAGAACATATGCTTGTTGGAGAAAAACCTATTCGTTTCAATCAACATCAAAATCGTCTATACATTGATATGGACTGGGCTAACGATGTTTCTACAGACGAATTTCTAATTATTGAATGTTATCGTCAGATAGACCCAGCTACCTTTACTGATATATTTGATGATATCTATCTGAAAAGATATGCAACTGCTTTAATTAAAAGACAATGGGGTGCAAACCTTTCAAAGTTTAGTGGTGTCGCAATGTTAGGTGGTGTAACCATGAATGGTGAAACCATATTCAGTCAAGCACAAGAAGAGTTACAAAGACTAGAGGAACAAATTCAGTTATCATTTGAGACACCTATAGATTATATGGTAGGATAGAAACATGGCAGTTAACAGTATTTTCCATACGAGTAACTTACATTCTCTTGCCACAGAACGATCCCTCTATCAAGATTTAGTAAAAGAAGCAATACAGATTTATGGTCACGATGTTTATTATATCAATCGTGATACTGTTGCGTTGGACACACTTCTAGGTGAGGATAGTCTTTCTACATTTACTAAACAAACTCCAATCGAAATGTATGTTGAAGACTCAGAAGGTTTCGGTGGAGACAAAGAAATCATATCACAGTTTGGATTAGAAAATCGTAACGAGATTACATTTGTAGTTTCTAAAGAACGGTTTCAACAAATGGATAGTCAACTTGCAATTGAAACTGGAACGGATACTACTGGTGGTGGTATTCTTTTGGAAGCTGGGAGTATAGATCAAACAGGAAACTCATCTATTCTTACAAGTGTACAAGGAGACAATAACTTTTACATATTACAAGATACTGCTACAACGGATGCTGACAGACCGAAAGAGGGTTCTTTGGTATATCATCCAGTATTTGAAAAGATGTTTGAGATTAGTTTTGTAGACCACGATGAACCATTCTATCAACTAGACAACAATCCAGTTTACAAATTACGTTGCAAACAGTTTGAGTATAGTTCTGAAGCAATTGATACTGGTATTACAACTATTGATGCAATAGAGGGTGATGCAAGTCTTGATACATATGAGTTCCAGTTTACTTTGGAACAATCTACAACTTATAATGAAAATATTGCAATACACGATACGGCAACTACTAGAGGATCGTTACTTGAAGAAACAGATGGTGATAATATTATCACAGAAGATTTGACTACTTCTGCTGGTACAAACATCTTGTTAGAAAACCCAGCTGATACTGGTATAGATTCTTACCTCTTACAAGAGTCCTATATAGTAGGTGATCAAAGTACAGACACTACTAGTCAAAATGAATTATTTGATGAACTTGATGATTCCGTATTAGATTTTTCAGAAACGAATCCATTTGGTGATGCAGGGAGTTTAGGATAATGTTAGGACAACAATTTTACCACGAAACAATAAGAAACGTAATCGTGGCGTTTGGAACTATGTTTAATAATGTACAAATTGTTCGCAAGAACAATAGTGGCGTAGTTACACAGAGTATGAAAGTACCACTTGCATACGGGCCAAAACAGAAGTTTTTAACTCGTTTGGATCAAGACCCATCTTTAACTAGTGCAACTGCAATTACTCTACCAAGACTAGGTTTTGAAATTGGTACACTAACATATGATTCTGCAAGAAAACTAAATCGTGTACAAAAATTCAAAAAGGTTAAAGCATCAAACACTGATGCACAAAAACTTGACACACAGTTTATGCCTGTTCCATATAACATGGACATTACTTTGTTTGCAATGGCAAAGAACTCTGATGATGCGTTACAAATTGTAGAACAAATTGTTCCTTATTTTCAACCAGACTATACATTAACAATCAATGACATGACAGACATGGGAATCAAAAGAGATGTTCCTATAATTTTAAACAGTATTGACTATGAAGATAGTTATCAGGGTGACTTTGCAGCTCGTAGAGCAATTATATACACTTTATCATTCACTACTAAATTTTATCTCTACGGCCCTGTTACTTCTGGTAAGGTTATTAAAACAGTTCAAGTCGATCAATTTGCAAATCTTCCAGAGGTCACACCTACAAGAGAACAAAGATATACAGTAACACCAAGTCCTGCTTCTGCTGATGCAGATGATGATTTTGGTTTTAATGAAACGTCATCGTTCTTTGAAGATGCAAAGGTATTTGACCCTGCGAGTGGAACTGACGTTAATAAGAGTTAATTATGAGTAAGATGGATTACATTCTAGATGAAGCTTTAGGTATACTAGACCCTGTAGAAAAGGCTATTGCAGAGAGTGCAAAAACTCCTCCAAAGATTAGACCCACAAGACCTCTTGATGTAGACTCTGATGCAGATAATGATTATAAGTATCAAAGAGAAAATCTTTACAATCTGATTGAACGAGGTCAGGATGCAATTGACGGTATTCTTGAACTTGCAAAAGAAGGAGAACATCCAAGAGCCTATGAGGTTGCACTTAATGGAATCAAACAGGTTGCAGATGTCACAGATAAATTAGTAGAGTTGCAAGAAAAAATGAAAAAACTAAAAGAAGTTCCCAATTCTGCTCCTAATAAAGTTACTAATGCATTGTTCGTTGGTTCAACAGCAGAACTGCAAAAAATGTTGAAAGACAAATCTAATGTCTGAGGCAACCTATCTAGGTAATCCTAATCTTAAAAAAGCAAACGTACAACAAGAGTGGACTAAAAAACAACTTGTTGAGTATCAAAAGTGTATGCAAGACCCTCTTTATTTTATTCAAAATTATGTACAAATTGTATCACTAGATGAAGGTCTTGTGCCATTTAAGATGTACGACTTTCAAAAAGAAATGGTTGGTACATTCCACAACAATCGTTTTACTATTTGTAAGTTGCCTAGACAGACAGGTAAATCTACAACAATGATATCGTATCTATTACACTATGCGTTATTTAATCCTAGTGTCAATATCGCAATCCTCGCCAACAAAGCTGCAACAGCAAGAGACTTGTTAGGAAGATTGCAACTTGCATATGAACATTTACCACAATGGTTACAACAGGGAGTAATGTCATGGAACAAAGGAAGTTTGGAGTTAGAAAATGGATCAAAAATACTTGCTAGTTCTACTAGTGCTAGTGCCGTTCGGGGTGGTAGTTATAACATTATTTTCCTAGATGAGTTTGCATACGTTCCTTCTAATGTTGCAGAACAATTTTTTAGTTCAGTTTATCCTACAATTACCTCTGGTAAAACAACAAAGGTTATGATTGTTTCTACACCACACGGTATGAATATGTTCTATAAATTGTGGACAGATGCAGAAGAAGGAAGAAACGATTATATTCCAATCGAAGTACATTGGAGTGAAGTTCCTGGCCGTGATGAAGCATGGAAAAAAGAAACTATTAAGAACACAAGTGAACAACAGTTTAACACAGAATTTGAATGTGAGTTTCTTGGTTCTATTGATACACTTATTACCTCATCAAAATTAAAAACGCTTGCATATAGAAAACCCATTCAGTCTAATGCTGGACTAGATGTATATGAAAATCCTAAACCAGAACACACATATCTATTAACCGCTGATGTGTCAAGAGGTGTATCAAATGATTACTCTGCATTTGTAGTATTTGATGTTACGGAAGTTCCATATCGAATAGTTGCAAAGTTTAGAGATAACGAAATTAAACCACTACTATTTCCACAGAGAATACATCAAGTAGCATCTGCATACAATACTGCATTTGTTTTGATTGAGGTAAATGATATTGGAGAACAAGTTGCAAACGCAATGCAGTTTGACATGGAGTATGATAATCTTATCATGGCATCTATGCGTG